CTGACCGGCTGACCTAGCGCAAAAAGACTTCCTTCGTGCCGCATCTTTCGGGCCAGGATTGTCACTGGTCACAGCCGTCTTGAGTTTGCTGCCGGGATTTGCCTTGCGATAAGCTGCAACGCCTTTCTCCGTCATTCCTGCGCCTTGTTTAGTCGGACGGAAATTGCCCGACTTTACAGACGTTGCAATTCCCATACCTTTCTTAGCCATAAAAGACCGTAACGCTAGCTATGTTGGTTAATGATGCGTAGATGTCGGTCGTGAATCGCACACCTTCGCCAGGGACTAATGTGTAAAAGGAATTGGGGTTTGAGTTAGCCGGGATGTCAATTTCAATCAATGTTGTCCCGCTTGATCCGCCATTTTTTAATAACAGCGTACCAGCAGCGCTTGCCGTAGCGCAGATTGAAAATCCTTTTACACGAGCAGGCGCAGCATAAACGGTTCCAGATGCGTTTAGATGCGCCGACTTAACGTCATATTGCATTGCCATGACGCACTCCTAATTAGGCTGCGGTCGTGATAGCAGTCCAGGTTGTAGCACCGTCCGTATTGATGTAGGCGCGAGTACTGGTCGAAGACCCATCAGTGCGGAGATACAACGACCCTTGAGCTGCCGATACCGTCGGCGCACCAGACCCAACATAAATACCAAGGTTAGCGGTGGAAGTTGCTAAGAATGCTGAAGCGCCACCAGCAACAGGAGCAGTACCGCTATCTGCCGTTACGTTGCCGGTAACAGTGATTGTGTTTCCAATTGTGGATACAGCCGTTACAGCACCCGTAGTACTGTTCTTGGTAATAACCTCAAAGCCACCTTCTGATCTGACTGGGCCGGTAAAGGTTGTATTAGCCATTAGATCCTCACATGCGATATCGGTGTATTAGTCTGCATGTCGTCAGCCGGGACTGTCTAATACACCGGATAACCCCGGAATAGTATGGTTTTATCAGTTTATAGGAGTGGTGTCAATGCGTTTTCTTCTAGCTTCCAACATCTTTGCTCGCCATAACGGATCGGCCCATAAAGCTTTAGCCGCCGCTTTCTTTGCTGCTTTTACTTCATCACGATTAGCTATCTCTTTGTTGTTTGCTGTTTGTTTTGCTGCATATTCAGGGTTGGCCCATTGAGCCTTCGCTTGCTTACTGGTTTTCTGTTTTGATTCTTTTGTTTTCCTAGCTTGCCTAATACCTTCAGTTCTTTTATCTCGGACATTTGAATCTGTCCATGTTTGTTTACTTGTCTCTGATTTATTTGCCCTAGCCTCTTCCGTCCCCTGTACTTCTTTTTGGGCCTCGGTAACTTTCTGTACGTAGTCAGGATCTTGCCAAAGCTTTGTTGTTGCCTTACTCATCGTTTGACGAAACGCTTCGGTATGTATGAATGCTGCTTTGCCAGCCTCTCTTCTGGCAATCACTTCTGGATCTTGCAAAGCCTTTCGTATTGCGGCGACTGTTTTTTCTCTGTACTCACGATTAGCCCATCTTTCTAATGAAGCAGTTTTATTTCTCGAAATCTGTTCAGGTGTACTTAATGCCGTACTTATGTTTTGCTTCCACTCATCAGTACGAACTGCATTCCTAAAACCTTCGCCGCCATCGGTTAGGTTGAATAACGTGCCTTTGCCAAGATCACGCCTTCCATAGATTTCTATTAACCGCATTTCTTCGTAGAACGCATCTGCTTCTTCTAGCTGGTCCTTAACAATCTCAATGATTGGCTCAAGTTTTTCTCTACGCAAAACAGCCAAGAAAGCGCCAAATCCTTTGTTGTGTTTTACCCGTTGCGTCCAATGCTGGTATGCGCGTTCCCCAGTTCCTTTTCCTACATATACAACTTGTTGATTCTTGGTGGGACGAGGGTCTTTGTAAACATAAACATAAAACATGATGACACTCCTTATGTAGTGGCATCATCATAACTTGATGGACGGTGATTTGCAAGTCTATGTGTTTTTACATACTTCTAAAAGAAAAACCACCCGAAGGTGGTTTCTCTCAAATCAAGCTAAGTGCTTGATTTTATTAGGCTCCTGGACTACCAAAGATACCAAGCGGATCGCTCACTCCAAAAGAGTAGCGCTCCCTACTTTTATATCTTACATTCCCGGTGTCGAAGTCCCCATCCATTGACGTACTCAACGGCGTACGCACAAAGTGCTTCAGACCGTTAGGAACATCGGTGGTAAGGAACCAAGCGTTGGTGTCAGTCAAGAAGTGATTGACTGTATAGCCTTCAGGGATTGAACCCATCATCTTCAGTGCATTCACATCGTTGTCTGCTGTAGCCACACGAAGCTCGGTTTGCAGCAAACGGGTTGCTGTAAACATGAGATTCGGGGGGACTACCAACTTACGTGGCTTGGCTGCGATCAACAGACCACGTTCGTCAGTCCAGCCTGCGATCTGAATCACGGCGTTTTCCAACGACGTTTCGTTCAAATCAGCAGCGGTAGACGGCGTGTTGCTGTTGGTGCCACCAGAGATGAGGGGATGAGCCGTTGAGAACAAAGGCTGGCCGTCACCGTAGGTAACGACGGAGTTAAAGCCGTTGTTCAGAACTGCCGCCGCCTTCACCTGTTTAGTGTAAGCCATGGCACGAGCCAGTGCTTTGGTGTAACGAGACGACAGGCTGTCGTACAGGTTATCTTCCACGGCCTCTTCAGTAATTGAAAAGCCCATAGCAATGGTTTCGTGGTTGTACCTTGCGGTCCATGCTTCTTGTGCGTTGTCATAAGCAATCGCACTGCCTTCCGGTTTTACCGGAGCGGCACTAAAGCCAGACAGCTTGGTTTCCTCTTCGAAGGAACGCTCAGAAGATTCAGTTTCATAAATCTCCTTATGCTCTTCGCCATAACGAGCATACTCCAGACCGAACAAAGCGTTCAGGCCGGGGAGAAGCTCTTTCAGTAGTTGTGCGCGTGAAATAGCCATTTAAATATCCCCTTAAACGCCAGTTGCGAACTGGTAGCTGTGGTAGCCCTGGTTCCACTTAACGAGGACTTCAGGATAACCAACGAAGGTTACTGTCTGTCCAGACGCTAAAGTGATTGCCGAAGCTAGGGTCACCGTCGTGCTGTTAACGTTTACAACGTAGTTGTATGAACCACTACGAAACGCGCCAGCCGTTGCTGAAGGAGCAATGATTTGCATACCTGCTTGCAAACCAGTTACTGCCGATGCCAACGTGAGGGTGGTTGATGAACCAGAAGTGCTACCCGTACCGGTAAGGGTATAAGCAGTCTCAGGCACGACTGCAACGATACGGAAGGGAAGCGCTGTCGTAACACGCTTGTTACCAGTACCGTTTGTTGGGTTGTCTGCCGAAACGGCCATGGCTGAGTTACCCGTGATAGAACTACCAGCAGTGCCGGTAACTGCATACACGTTAGTACCAACCAAGCCAGTCGAAGCATAACCAATCGTTGTTGCTGTGTTAGACACAGAACTAGATTGACCAACCATAGCAACCTTAAAGACTGCCGAGGGATCATCCACGACATAAGCTACTGCATCATTGGCTGCGGTCGAAGCAGGCCAATACTGTGCAAACAGCTTTTGTCCAGTGGAAGGATTGGTGTACGAGCAACCTACAAATACCCCGATCTGACCAGCGCGAGCCGTCGATGTGGTAGATGTAGACATACCCGTGATATTGATTGCACCACCCGCAAGCTCAACCAGATCACCATTAAAGATGCTCGTGGAATAAGCGTAAGGGATGGGAATCTGCCGAGTTGCTCCAGCATAGGGTAGGCCGTTTAGTTCGTTAATCGGCACAAAACCAAATGCGGAGCTGACAGTGGGATAAGCCATCTCTAACTCCTAAGTTTAAGAAGCTCCACGTCCGAAAGTAACTTTACTTTGCCTTTCTTTAAACAAAGGCATTCTCGAGTCATTTTCTCGCATGAAGTTGTTATCTACAGAATGCATCTGAGCATCAGTTTGTTTCTGATAAAACTCATTGCGTTGACCAACCATTTCAGAAGGTGTTTTGCAAAGCAACAGACCACCGATTTCAATGCTGTCAGGAAACCGCAAGGTTTGACCAGACATCATCTGAATTTCAGGATGCATCGACGCTTTAACAGGTTCCCAACCTTCACGTAACTTAGAAGAAATATGACGTGGATCAGCTTCGCCCAAAGTGCTAATACGAATCCAACGGAAGTTATAACCTGGCTCCGGTGTTGGATCAGGCAATAGTTGTGGAGGCATCCACTTCTTCGGACGCTCTACCGTTTCCCTCGACTCGCGTTGACCTCGTTCTTGTTTTTCCATGTCAATTCCTTTGTAGTTTTGCCACTTCGTTTGCATATACCTGAATTGGTATCTTGTAACGATTGGCGTAATCAACCTGTTTTTGTGTCAGCTTTACTTTTTTAGGAGTAACGCTGCGCGTAGCAGGTGCCACATTTGACCTTACTGACCTTCTAGGTGTTTCCTCGGCGTCAAAGTATTCCGGGAAAACTTGCCTCATACGAGTATTTAATTTCTCGTAGTACTCATCAGACGATGCATCGACGCCTTGCTTAATGAGCTTGGAGTGATACGCCAAGACAAACCCTGTCATTTCATCGTCTGAGCCAAACCAAGGATTATCCTTTTTCCAAGATTCGGCTTTAGGATCAACCCTCGGTGCCTCAATATGTACTTCTTTTTCAGGCTCTTGTCTAGTCGGTTTGAAATTATTTACGCGTTCCAACTTTATTTTGGCTGAAGTTAATTCTTCTTGTGCCGAAACTAACCTGTCACTGTCGCCAGATTCATACGCTTCTTTATATCTCCTCTTGGCGTCTTCTAGTTCGTTACTAACCGTTTTTTTAGCCTGCTCAAGCAAAGCCATCTGCCCTTCTGACAAAGAACTTTTAAGTTTTTTGTTTTCCTCAGCAATAGCTTGGGCTACACGAAACGCTTCCTCTTTAGCACGCTCTGCTTCTTCTGCTCGCTGCTTTTCGGTTTTGTACCCCTTATATAAGTGGTCAATCCGTTGTTTAACTCGGTCGCTGTACTCTTTAACTTCCGAGTCATCAAGAGGTTTAGGCTCTTCCCGAAGTTTTGAATGTTTTGGCTTTTCATCGTCAACAATCTCTACCTCAACTTCACCTTCAACCTCTACCTCAATCTTTTCTAGCTTCTCATCAGGAAATTTGTACTCTTCGTTCATATGCCCTCCTATGCTCGAGAAATGCCGCGAGGATCTTCAACCACCGCTTCAACCGAATCATCATTAATGATCCGAAACTCTTTGCCGTGAATCTTGATACGTGTCCCAGTGTTGGGTCGAACAAGAACAAAGTCACCCACTTTGCATGACGGGCCACTTGGAAACCTTGACTTGTCTTTATAGGCGTCTGGTCCCAGTTTTACGACAAACAACACAGGAGATAGCATTTCCTCGTAATACATTGTGGACCCAGCTTTAACTATCCCACTGTCATACTCATCATCAACTTCTGGAAGTACACACAGCAAATGATACGTAGAAGGCTCAGGCAACTGCTTTGCCTTTTCTTCTGCTGACTCTGGCAACGTGGTTGCCGACTCTCCATCTTGGGAGATTAATAACTCACTCATCTTCATTTTCCTTTGTACGACTCGCAAGGTCTTGAACTTCTATCTGTGCAGATCGTAGACCTCGGATAACGCCGCACAGTTCTCGATACTCGGCGTAATCTTTCGCCGAGCCGTTGCTCAAAGAATCATTCATATTAAGAATGCGTTCTTGTAATTTGTGATGTAGCAGTTCAAATATGTCCATTTTTATTCCATACACCATTGAAGATAACTGCTGTCGTGCCAGTGCCATTGTTTTGATGGGCGATAAAACCACGGGTAACTTTTATAATGTTCTATATTGTTTTTTTTATGAATTTTATTTATACCTCCATAATCCATCGCTTGTTTTTTGTTCAGACCTCTTAAAATGTTTATCCTTTTAGTAAAAGTACTAAAGTAAGTTCCAATAAAATATTCTGAGTTTTCACATATGCACTGTTCTAAAACAATTTTCTCAAGATCAATACCTGGCAAACCAAAGTCTTGCCAAAAATAAATATCATATTCTTTTCGTATTGGCTTAAAAAAGTCGTAGTTTGTTTCATCTGTTGCAATATAAATAGGTAATCTGTTCGGAAATATTTCTTTTATTGCCTGTAACAGCTTTTCTCCTGTTGCAACAGTTGTTTCAATATTTTCTTTTTGAAATTGAAGAAAGTCGTTCCTTCTTAAATGGAGTGAGTTATAAGACCCTATAGTGCTTTTTACGTATTTTGCTTGATCAAAAAACGTTTGTTTATAACTAAACTGTTGGTTAATTTTGTTTTTTAGTTTGTTACGATTATCCACTCCTCCTGGATAAACATGATAGGTAAATTGACCAAACAAACAATTTTCAAAATGCAGATATGTTTCTCGTCTGTTTAAGTCTTCTATAAACCTACCGTCGCTAAACTTAAAAAAATCTTCTTCCTTAATATAAGTATGTATGTTATTTACAAAAACCGAGTAGTCTTCACATAAAGCTTTTTTTTGTGGTTTGTATATATATGCATCAGCAATAGAGGACATGTGTGCTGTATATGATCCTGCACCTTCTATGTCTTTAGATTTAAAAACTTCGTCTGTATATAACGCATTTGTCATGTCAATCAGATTATCTAATTCATGCCATGTAGTTTTGTCATTTTGTTGAGATGAAGTAAATGGCACGCAGATTTTTCTCGGCAATACAAGTACTCTGTTTGTTATATGCGCCAACGCCGACGCTAATTCATATGACATCAACACATTATTAAATCCAGCATTCCAAGGACTAAATGTTAAAAATTTCATTGTTTGTCTTCGTTTGTCTTTCTCATTTCTTCTTTTAACTCTGCCAGTCTTTCTTCAATCTCTTTAACAAGCCTGGTAATCTTTGATTCTGTTTCTGGTATAGACCAGAAGTAGAATAAATAGATGGCTCGCTGTTTTTCACCGCACAATAGTTCCTCGCGCCAGTGTGGAAAGTTCCTTCCTTCCATCACTGCGCCATAACCAACGCTACAATGCGTTTCTAAATACTTTGTTTTAAAGTGAGAAGGATCTTTTTCTAGATCCCAATCGCCGCCGTCGTAACGTTTTGCACTGATATTTAAAGGCCAGTCCAAATTATTGTTATCTTCTATGCAAATACTAATAGCAACATCTAAGCCTTTTCGATCAGTGTGAATATTCAACGTACTGTTCCGTTGATACATTCTGGCGTACGTACTATTAAAGGTTAGTTGTGGGTATCGGTCTTTAACAAAACTTGTGACACGATCAACATAGGCTAACGACCCTGGCATGTTGTAAAAACCCAGACTATTTTTATAGTAGGTTGATTCTTTGTTTTCATCGTAGTGTTCAAGCGCTAGAAACTCTTTAACTAGCGCTTGACACTCTTCAGGTGAAAATATTTGGAGATCGCTCTGCCACTCTACTTTCATTAAGCCCTCGTTAATTTGGTTAATACATCAGCTTTAAGTTTTTTCTCTGCATCAGAAGACTTAGCTGCAATACGTTGTTGCTCTTTTCTAGCTTCAACCGCGATACGTTCTTGCTCAACCTGTAGTCTGGCTTGGGCAAGAGCAATATCGGCCTGATCTTTGGCAGCTTTTCTCTTAACTTCTTCAGCTTTGATCTGTAATTCAGCTTGTTGCATCTGAATCATTGGATCTTGTGCTGCTTGTTGGGCTTGGGCCTGTTGAGCCTGCGCCATATTCATCTGTAAGAGCTGTGCGCCAGCCTGTGCCGTGAGTCTAGAAATCTCAACTTCAACATCTTCCGGCAGTTTTTCATTAGGCGGTGGTAACGGAACCCCAATTCGCTCTTCAATTTTCTTGCGATAGAGAAAAGATAGGTGTTCTGCAACGTGGGCCTGCACTGCTGACCCAATTTGCTGGGCCATAGGGTTCTGGCCGATCATTTGTTGGATCATTGGGTCTTGAATAAACGACATATGTGTCGCTATATGCGCGTCATGATCCTGATAAATGAACGCTTTGGTGGGTTCCATCCTTAAAAACGCCATGTTTTCGGACACAGGGTCTTTTGGATGCTGATCTTCGGGTAGAGGAACCAGTTTATCGGCGTTTTTTACCCCTAAAACCTCAATCATTTGCCGGTGTAACTGAGGCAAATCGTAAATTTGAGGTGCTTGCGTCGCTAATTGGATGACTGCTTGGTACTGCATGATCCTTTGCGCCATGGTTGCGGCGTTAGGATCACTTACAGGGATGATATCGACGTGTTCGTAGTCCTCTTGCTTTGCTTTTCGGTTGCCACCTTCGGGGATATAAGAGTATTCCTCGGGTGTGTAGTCCTTAATAATGTCTCTTAACAGCTTAAATTCTTGTTTCATAGACGCATGAACCCGTGCTTGCACGGCACTCATGGTCTTTAGCTGTCTTTCTAAGAGGGCTAGGGTCGTACCAACTGGTGCTTGGGACGACATATCACTGACTTTCATGTCAGCAATAGAACCTAAACGTCTTCCTTCTTCGCTTATCTTATCTAACAGCGCGGCCAAGACTTGTGACGGCTCCTTATAAGGAAGCGTCATGATGTTATCTTTAATAGCACCGCTTGGTACGTCTACATCTCTAAATTCGCCAGGTGCAATCGGGGTGTCATCACCTTTAACTCTAAGCCCTCGAGACTTTAAACCCCCAGGTAAATTAGATAATGTGCCTGCATCAACCAGTTGTCTAATTAACATGGTGCCTGCTCGAGCATATCCACCAATAAGATGGATATATCCAAACCCATAGGCTCCAAATCCAGGGACGTAATCGTATTGAACTAGGTGTTGGCGCTTCTTATATAAGTGATCGCCTTCACGCCAGTTACGATAGATAGATAAAACTTTATTGGTTCCCTTATCAATACTTATAATATAAGGGACTGCTATGTCGTCTTCTTCTTCATAGCCGGGAATATTTAAATCTGCTTGTATTTCACAAATGAGATATCGGTCATCGTCATTAATAGAAAACCCTGTTTCTTCGGCTTTCTTTTCTTCAATATCGTTAATGACTTTTAACGGTTCACCAAGATCTACATCTCTATAAAATCCTTTAACTTGAAGACGATGGATGTCGTTTTTCGTCTTACGCATTAAGTGTGTAACGCGTTCAGCGGTTCTCGCCCCGGATGCGCCATAAGGAATAATGACATCTTCTGCCGGTATAAAGATAGAAGTCTCTCGTCCTAGATTAGGATCGTAGTAGACCTTTTTAAAAGCCGCGCCGCTAAGACCTAAATTAAATAACATCCTTTCATGTTCAGGCCTGTATTCTGGAATGGTTTCGGTTAAACGATAGTTCATATCGTCACGAACACGTTCTGCTGCGTCTTCTTTTTCTTTTGTTATCTGACCAATAATTTCTGTTTTCACTGGGCCTTGAGCAGGAAATG